GAGAGTCAAATTGCTGCGCGCATGCACGCGGCTGTAGTCTCGGGGATGAGGAATAGATAATGTTTTTGGAGACGCCACGATTTCCTGACGACGTGACCTATGAGTTTGAGGGCGGCCCCGCGTTTTCCACCGAGGTCGTTATCAACGCGGGCGGGTATGAGTCGAGAAATCAAAATTGGGCACAGGCGCGAAGGTCTTGGCGCTGCAATCATGCGCCCAAAGACCGCGCGCTGACCGACGTGTTGACGGCGTTTTTTCACGTCGCCAATGGCAAGGCGCACGGATTTAGGTTTAGAGACTGGACGGACTACGAGGCCACGGCATCGCAGGGCGTGTTTGTGGCAATCAATGCCACTACATACCAGATGTACAAACGCTATGGCGCAGGCGCGTTTTCGCATGATCGAAAAATCGTCAAACCCGTCTCAGGCACGATCACAGTCACAGGCGGCAGCGGTGTCAGCATTAATCACGCGACTGGCATTGTGACGGTGGCGAGCGGAGCACCTACAGCATGGGCGGGCGAGTTCGATACTCCGGCGCGTTTTGATTCTGACGAGATGCGACTACAGGTCGTACAGACGTCGCCGCGCCGATATGTGTGGGGTGACATCAGCTTGACGGAGATAAGGGCTTGAAGGCCGTTTCTGAGGCGCTTAAACAGCATCTCGCAAGCGAGACCACAACGCTCGCGACATGCTGGCTGGCCACTTTGCAAAACGGCACGGTCTACGGGTTCACCTCGCACTCGTCCGACATTGTTTTTGGCGGTCGCACATACGCCGCAGCGACAGGCATAACGCCGTCCGCGATTGCATCAAACGCGGATTTGGCGGTTGACAATCTCGACGTTGACGGCATGCTTGACGCGTCTGTGATTACTGAGGCAGACATCGCCGCCGGCTTGTGGGACTACGCGGCAATAGAGATTTTTATGGTCAACTGGTCCGACCTATCTATGGGTCAAATCAAAATGCGCTCGGGCAGATTGGGCGAAGTTAAAACAGGGCGAGTGGCCTACACCGCCGAGCTGCGCGGTTTGGCTCAAAACCTACAGCAGGTCGTAGGTGAGCTGTACTCACCGACGTGCAGGGCATCGCTTGGCGATGCGCGGTGCAAGGTCTCGTTGGCCGCGTACACACACAACGGCACGGTCGCCAGCGTCCTGACTCAAGAAAGTTTTTCGGCGGCGCTCACGCTGCCGGATGACTACTGCACAAACGGGCGCGTGACGTTTTTGAGTGGCCAAAACAGCGGACTGGCCATGGAGGTCATTGCATACTCGCGTGGCGTTTTTACGCTCGCCCTCCCAATGCCGTACACAATCGCAGCGGGTGACGCGTTTACAGCGGTCGCCGGATGTCAAAAACAATTTTTGCGCGATTGTGTTGGAAAATTTGCCAATGCGATCAATTTCCGCGGCGAGCCATACCTGCCCGGCAATGATGTGATGACGGCGAGCGGGTACAACAACGCGGCCCCGAGCGAGGAGCCGCAGACGTGATTAAACGCGCTCAGGTGGCCGCAGAGGCGAGGACGTGGCTTGGTACACCATGGCAGCATCAAGCGCGCCTCAAAGGCGTTGGGTGCGATTGTGTGGGCCTTGTTATTGGCGTTGCTCGCGACCTTGGCGTTGTTGATGCGGATTTTAATGTTGATGGGTACAAGCGCATACCCGACGGCGTCACGTTGATGACGCAGTGCCACGCGCACATGACGCGGATTGATGCGGCATCTATTGATGTAGGCGACGTTTTGTTGATGCGGTTTAACGGCAACCCGCAGCATCTCGCCATTGTTGGCGACTACGCGCATGGCGGCCTCTCAATAATCCACGCGTATGCGCTCTCGCGCGCGGTGGTCGAGCACGCTCTCAGTGATCAGTGGCGGCAGCACGTTGTTTGTGCCTATAAATTGCCGGGAGTCGAATAATGGCGCGGCTGGTATTAGGGGCGGTTGGAGCTGGCATTGGCGGGTTTATGGGCGGCTCGATTGGTGCATCTATTGGCTGGTCGATTGGTGCAGCTCTAGGCGGTCTGGTTGACCCGCCGGACGCGATTAAACAACAAGGCCCCCGCTTGGGCGACCTAAAACTACAAGCGTCCAGCTACGGCGCACCAATCCCCGTCGTCTACGGCGCGGTGCGGGTAGCTGGCAACGTGATATGGGCATCGGAGATACGCGAGACGGCCACGACGACGAGTGAGGGCGGCAAAGGCGGCCCGGAGGTAGAGACGACGACCTACACCTATGCGGTCGATGTGGCGATCAGCATAGGCGAGGGCGAGCTGGTCGGCGTTAGCCGCATGTGGGCCAATAACCAACTGGTCGCCAATTTCTCAACGGCGAACACGGACATCGCGGAGTCCGTCGTTTTTTATTCGGGGACAGAGACGCAGCTACCTGACCCAACGATGGAGGCCGCCCTAGGTGTTGGTCGCGTCCCTGCTTATAGGGGACAGGCCTATATCGTGTTTGAAAATTTACAGCTCGCGGATTACGGCAACCGAGTCCCAAATTTTGAGTTTGAGATAGGCGCTGGCGAATTGATTGAGGAGAAGCCGATTCTCGTTGACACAGGTTTGCCGGCCGTCGATTATCGAAATTTTAATACCATCGACGCATACGATTGTTTGTGGGTGTCGCTGCCAGATTACGAGACTCTCGTCCGGTATGATTTGAGAACAAAAAAAACGCTTGTCACACGCCTTCTTCTCCCGTCCATTAACCCGAACGGCTACCCGCCAATAGACCTATTAAGGCCATACGCTATGGCCGATGACGGTTCTCTTTTTTGCACCCGCGCCTATTTTTATGGCGCATGCTATTTGTCGCCAAGCGGCGGCGAGGAGGTTGTAACAACGATCGCGTGGATTCCACCGACTCGTGACGAGTTTGGGCAAATTATTGCTGACGGGTATTACCAAGACCAGGACGTCGCCGAGCTATTTTCGACGCCGGGCGGGTTAGGTGTGCTCAAATTTGGCGACTACGAAAACACCGTTTTAGCCGTAGGCGCTAACCGGCACGGCGGCTACGGCGTGCGCTATTTTAGAGATGGACTGTTGGCTAGAGATACGGAATATGAAATTTTTGTTATCCCGGATCAAATGGGCAGCAGCGTTCGGCGCGGCAACACCACAGTCCCTTATCCGTGGCCAGACAATAACTACACACTCAGCATGCTCCCGCCGCACTGGCATAACGGGATTGTATTTAATCAGGTTTCGCCTTTTATCAATGCCCCTCAGTCTGGCCGGAGAATAAAAATTGAGGGTGTCGAGACGGTCGCGCTGATCCGCTCTACAACTAATGACGGGTTTCGCACCGGCCCTTATGGCCATATCGTTTTGGCCACCGTCTCCGACGGCGGGTTGAGCCCACTACTCACAAACATGGACGTCGCCGCGTGCAATGCGGTGCAGGTCGATCCCGATGGCACGATCTACCTAATATCGTCATCCGCTGCCAAAATTTACAAATATGTCCAGCAATACCCGGACGACCCTACAAGGCAGCGAGAATTTATTTTGACGGCGACCTTAGATATCGCATCCCTCCCGTCGTTTAATTCGGCGAGTGCTCGCATCCCGTCAAGCGGTGGAATAATGGTGGCGTTCTATGGCGCGCAGTACTCAGCCCGTGTAGCGTTTATTAATCTCAAAACGATGACGATTGTCAAAACCGCGCCGACGCCGAGTTTTTTTCAGCCGGTGATGCTGGACAACCACAAATCCAGTCAAATCGTGGCGTGTATCAACGAATACAACCGTCAGATCTATACAATTGACTACAGACGAGCGACCAATTCGGGTGGTGGCGTTTTCATCCCCTCAAATTTTAGTGTGCCACTGGCTGACATCGTTGAGGATTTGTGCGAGCGCTCAGGATTGAGCGCGTCACAAATCGACGTGACGGCGCTGGAGCCATACACCGTGCGAGGGTATGCACTCTCGCGTCAGGCATCGGCGCGGGCGAATATAGCTCAGTTGCAACAAGCATATTTTTTTGACGCGGTTGAGTCCGACCACAAAATCAAATTTGTCCCGCGCACGCAGCGGCCTGTCGTGACGATTGATGCTGACGAGTTAGGCGCGTATGCCGCAGGCGGCCAGCCTAGTGAGTTGCTGGAGGTGCGGCGCGGGCAGGAGGTAGAGCTACCGTCGCGGGTCAGTGTGACGTACCCTGATCAAAATTTTGACTACCAACTAAAAACACAAAACGCACAACGATTGTTGACCGCATCGGTGGTCGAGTCCGCCGAGGCATTGGCGGTGGTGCTATCAGCAGACGAGGCACGCAGCATCGCCAATCGCGCCTTGTATTTTGCCCACATAGAGCGCACCAGATTTGCGTTTGGGACGAGCAAAAAATACCTATACCTAGAGCCTACCGACGTGGTGACGATCAACGGCCCAAATAAATCGTACATCGCTCGACTACAAACCGCCTCAACATCCGGCGGCCTCATACAATGGGAGGCGATTGCAGCAACTGGCACGGGAGCGGCGATTAATGCGCCCGTGATTATTAGCCCACTCAGTGCGGGCGCGGTGGCAGGGGTGGCGTTTGCCTACACAATTTTGGCGACCAACACGCCAACATCGTACAGTGCGACCGGACTGCCTGCTGGCCTGACCCTAAACACGTCAACAGGCGCGATTACAGGCACCGTGGCGGCATCCGGGACGGCGGTGGCTACTATCACTGCCACCAACGCCTCCGGGAGCGGCAAATCGCCGTTAACGATTACCACGACAGCATCCGCCGTCGCACCAACAATTACGAGCGCGGCGACCATCAACGCCAAGGTCGCGACGCTGGTTAATGCGTTTTTGAGCGCGACAGGGACATCGCCTATTGTGTGGGCAGTCATGAGTGGCCAACTGCCGGCAGGTCTGTCCCTCAATGCCTCAACTGGTGCCATTACAGGGACGCCAACAACTGAGGGGACGGCGTCATTTACCGTCCGGGCGGCTAACGGGACTGCCCCCAACGCGACATTGGCAATGACCGCCATTGTGCAGGCATCAGGTCAGGCCCCTATTGATGTCGTTGTGCCCGGCGCGACCTACGCGCAATATCTCGATATTCCGCTCCTGCGCGACAAAGACGACGGCGCGGGATTTTATGTCGCATTGACGGGCGCGACCGCCCCATGGTCAGGGGCGACCGTGCTGCAATCGGCGGACGGCCTGTCATACGCCTCGGTTGCTTCGGCGTTTTCAAGCGCGGCTTCAGGGTTTGCCACTACCCAGCTAGGCGCTGGATTTAATACCAACATGATTGACGAGGCGAGCTCGGTCACGGTCTACATCAATGGCAGCGGCACGCTCGCATCAATCACGACCGAAGAGCTGCTCAATGGCGGCAACGCATGCGCCATTGGCGGCGAGATTTTGTGTTTTGGCACTGCCACCCTTGTGGCGGCTCAAACATACCGCCTAAGCCGCTTTATGCGCGGCCTATTTGGCACTGAGGCAGCACAGGCTGCGCATCCCGGCGGCGATGCGTTTGTTATGCTCAACGGCGGTGGCGTGGTGCGCGTTGCTGGCACGACCGCGCAGATTGGTCAGCCGCTCCAATACAAATCCATCACCAACGGCCAAAAATTAAACACGGCGGCGGCAGTGTCGTTTACAAATTCTGCCGCCGGACTCAAACCACTATCTCCGGTTTTAGTCAACGCGAGCAAACAACCTAACGGGGATTTTATAATTCGCTGGACGCGGCGCGGGCGCATTGATGCGGGTTGGCGGTCTACAGTTGATGTGCCACTAGGCGAGACGGTCGAGGAGTACGACCTCGAGCTATACACGTCTGGTCTGCCAAACATTTTGAGGCGCACGGTGCGAGTCACAGCATCGACGTACACATACACACTGGCACAGCAGGTGGCAGATGCAGGCAGCGGCATCGCGGCAGGAGCGCTTAGTCATCGCGTCTATCAAATATCGAGCGTGGCCGGACGCGGCTTTGGCTCGCCTATTGCAAACACATAGAGGATAAAAAAATGGCAGACAGTACAAGCAACATCCCGCAGATGTCGAGTTTCCAGGCGGCGAAGGAGGTCACGTTTAACTCCGTGATCGACGCGCTCTCGCCTGCGTCAATTTTTGGGCGCAATTTTGCAACAAGCTCCGGTCTCGTGTGGGGATTTTTAGGGGGACGGATTGAGGTCGATGCGGTGCCTACGCTCATAGCCAATGGCACTCTCACGCTCACGGCATCCGCCACCTGCTACATTGAGGCGACGAGGGCGGGCGTGGTATCGTCCAACACGACGGCATTCTCGCCGGGTCGAGTCCCTCTCTATGTTGTTGTGACTGGCTCGGCCAGCGTCACGAGCTGGCAGGACGTGCGGCAGCCGGGCGCGGCGGTGTGCAACCGCGCAGTCGTCAACATAAGCAACGCCAACGTGACCCTCACGGCGGCGCAGGCGCGGTGCCAAATCATCGAGGTCACAGGCACGCTTAACTCGTCCCACCGCTCAATCATTGTGCCGCTCGCGATGCGGCAATGGACAATTTTTTCAAACACGACCGGGGGCGTTGGCGTTAATGTTATCGGCGCGACTGGCACCGGCGTCACGGTGGCAGACGGTCATCGCGCCATCGTTTATAGTGACGGGACAAACGTTGTTCGCGCCACGCCTGATGTATAGTTATAATTGTTTGAGTTTTTTTTAATAGGGGACACGCATGGACGGATTTTATTTAATTGCAGCTTTGCTAATCACGATCATTATTTTGGCGGTGATTTTTTTTGCTGATCGCAAAGACAAAAAAACTACGCTCAAAGGTGGGCCGGGCGAAGGCCCCGGCGGTCATCCGTTGAGCGGTCGTCAAAATAACATTACTCCCGGCGGCCCGGGCGAAGGCCCTGGCGGTCATCCTTGAAAAGTGTTGCAGCCGCGCTTTCTATAGGCGCGGTTTTTTTTAATTTCTCGGCGGAATGGGCGCTGCCGGGATTCAGTCCATATGCGACTTGGTACATCCAGCAGAGCATTTGGGTAGCCGTTTTGTGCGTGCTGGTGCGTTTG